ATGACAAAACTATCAAAAAGACAACAAGATATTTTAAGCTTCATAAAAGATGAGGTCCAAAAGAAAGGATATCCACCTTCTGTCCGGGAAATCGGTGAAGCTGTAGGTCTGGCATCAAGTTCAACTGTCCATGGACATTTAGCTAGATTAGAATCCAAAGGATTAATTAGAAGGGACCCAACAAAACCTAGAGCAATTGAGATTTTAGAAGAAGAAACACCCCATATTCCAAAGAGTAACGTGGTAAATGTTCCGGTTATCGGAAAAGTCACTGCAGGGCTTCCTATTACTGCTATCGAAAATGTAGAAGAGTATTTCCCTTTACCAGATCGCTATATTTCTGAAGATGAACATGTCTTTATGCTAGAAATAATGGGTGAAAGTATGATTGAAGCCGGTATCTTAGATGGCGACTTAGTGATTGTTCGCCAGCAACAGACCGCAAACAATGGTGATATTGTTGTTGCTATGACAGAAGACGACGAAGCGACGTGTAAGAGATTTTTCAAAGAAAAAGATTATATTCGTCTGCAACCTGAAAACTCTACTATGGAACCTATCATTTTACGAAATGTTAGTATCTTAGGTAAAGTAATTGGCGTTTATCGTACAGTACACTAGGCTTATCTTAAATGATAAGCTTTTTCTTGTTTTAATATAAAAACAAAAAAGCCTCAACAAATTGGCGAGGCTTTTTCTATTCTATTAATACATTGACATGTATTGTTCTCTTTCCCATGGGTGTACTTGAGTACGGAACATAATTTATATCTAAAATACACTATATAGAGATATCTATATAATAGTAGAAACTCGGATTTTATTGATAAAAAATCATCTATTCGAAAATGGGATATAAATAAAAGTGAATGGTTTTTGGTCATTGTTTGGTCTCGATTTTGGTCAGTCTAACCGATTACAAAATGGTGCCACTTTCCATTGGACGCATTACAAGTAAAGCCCGGGGGAATGCAGAAATGAATAAAAAAAAATATATATTTGTTTGGCTTTTGGTTAAAGTTACACTTGTTTTATTTACATTATTTTGCGGCTTAACAGTTTGGGCTTTGTTCCAACATGAAGCGTATGAAGTTTCCTCTGTATTTTTTATTTTGTGGTTAACTTTCGTTTTATTTATAAATTTCAAGGAGCATGAATATTTCAAAATCAAAAGCCCCTCCAATTAAGGAAGGGCTTTTTGTTTTGGCTCTGTTTGATTTTCTTGTTAAACTAACTAGCAAATTTTTTTAACAAATATGGTATATTTTTTAACCACTTCACTCAAAATATACTGAAAAGAATATGTATAAGTATCTAATTTGTTCGTAAGAAAAAATAAATAAAAAGGTGAGTTAATGGAATTCATGAAGTATGAAGGTGAATGGTATGTCTGGATATTAGTAATAATTTCGGTATTTTCTGTATTACTTATGCCTAAAAAAAATTTAACATGGGTGGGAATATTTATTACTTTTGGAGTATCAGGGCACATAACTTGGTTGTCCGATTCCATTGTAGGGGGTGCAATAGACTTATTCGACCTAGCAAAGAAAAACAGTATCGAACTTAGTGATGCTTTTTTAATTAGCTTCGTTCCTCCATGTATATCGACTATTTATGTTAATTTCTATACCCCCCAGAAAAAGTGGGCTTTTGCATTAATTTTCACATTGTTGTCTTTTGTTTTGGAAATAGGCTTAGTTAAATTCGGATACATGGAAAATAAAAATTGGGAAACACTATATGGAATACCTGTTTATTTTATATTTTATAGATTCTTTTTTCCTTGGTTTTTAGGGTTACTTTCAAAAAAGAAAGTCAAAATAGATTCTTGAACAAACGTGTGCTTTAATAAACAAGAAAAAAAAGGACTAATTGAGTCCTTTTTCTATTAAATATCAAGATTAAAATATAACAAAACAATTTATTTAAATAATGTTTCGAAAGTATTCTTACCACATATACCATCGACAGTTAAATTCTTATCTCCCTGAAATGTTCTCACTGCATAATAACATCCATTCCCAAAGATTCCATCAAAACCTTTAGGATCATAACCTAAGCAATATAGCATTCCTTGGATAATTCTTGTTATATCCCCTACTGCACCTCTTGACACTGTACGAATTTCAGACTTTGTCTTTGAACCCCATATACCGTCGATAACTAACTTTGCTCTAAATTGAAGGTTTAACTCAGTTTGTAGCCCTTTAATTGCTGCTTTTTTTGTTTTCGCACCAAATAGACCATCAACTACTAATTCAGTACGATAGTTATTATTTAACCATTTTTGAAAATTATCGATATATCCTTTTTTATCTGTTATTGTAGGATTTTTAACGACTTCGGATTTTACTTGCTCTTTTCGATTAATCGTTTTACTGCTGCCGTTCATTGTTTTCACAACATCATTAATGAATTGATCCCAAGTGATACCATGTTTATTTAAAGCATTATGTGGATCACTTCTGCGCTGTGGATCAAGTGTCGCATGTGCAACAATTTCTTTCTTTGGATCTAAATCAAACTTTTTACAAAGGTATGCGTGATACCATACATATCGCTTATAAGCTTCTCCAAAGTTAATACTACCACCATAGCAAAGCTCTGTACCAATCATACAATCATTGGCATCATCACCAAATAAACGGTTGTCATTCGGCTTAGTATATCGAACATGCCATGCTTTTTCATTAAGTGGAACAATCTCTAAAATATATTTATCATCGATGAAAGTATGTGCGCTTGCTGAAGGTTGATGATTATTAAAATAATCCCTATTATTATAAGCTGTACTTCCGGGGTTTCCGGTATCGTGAGCGACTGCTGCTCTAACCTTTTCGATTTTTTGACCACTTCTCGCTTTACCTTTTTTTATATAATCTCTAGTAATTTGATAAGACATCACTCATTACCTCCCTTTTTATCTTTCAATCTTTCTTTTACATTTGTGTTCTTCCAAACTGCATATATATTAATAGCCAAAGCTATTGTAGCTGCTACCAGAACAACAAAAGCATCAATGCTTTCCTGTGTAAACCATTCAAAAGAAATTCCAATTGTTCCAAAGAACATTAATAAAGCTGTTAAAAATCCACCTAATAAAGTAGCAATATCCTTTTTCATATTTAAGCATCTCCTTTATTTTCAATTGTGTCTAATCGCCTATGTGCTTGCTTTGCGGATTCCTCAACCCTTGTAATTCGTTCACTGTGATCATTTAATTGTATTTCTTTAGCTTTTAAATCAAGCAAAATATTATCCACACCCCTACGGATATATCCTAGTTCAACTTTTAATTCTGCCCTTTCTTGTCCATCATCTTTAACTGATTTTGTTCTATTGAGTTGGTAAACCTGATAACTAATTACCAATCCAAATGCTGCAATTAATATCCCTACTTCTATTGTCAATGTCATCAAAACCTTTCATAAAATATAAAAACCTAGCCATAAAGACTAGGTTCGATAGTTTATTCTTTTACAAGAGATACTGTTTTAACACTTCTTGAATCAATGATCACTTCACCGATTAGGACAACATGATCATTGGTTTCACTGTTCTGCGCTTCCTTTAATTGTGTGAATATCTCTTGGACATTGTAATTATCAACCTCGGTTGTATGAACTTCACCACTATGTTCAATGATGATGATTTTCATTATTTATCTTCCCCTTTCGCTTTTTCAGCTTTTAATGTATCAATCTCTTTTTTCAACTCTTCGTTTTCAACTTTTAGATTTTCATATTGTTGTAATACATTTTGTAATCTTTCTTGGAAATCTGCTGATTGTGCCGCAAAAACCGCTCTTTCTCTTGAAATTCTTGCTAGATCATTTGAAATTGCATTCATCGCTTTTTCATTTAGAATATTTTGATGTTGTAATAATAAATCCTTTTCATCGAATTGTTGTTGTGGTTGTTGTTCTGTCATTTTAACCTCTCCTTTTTATGCGATTTGTCCTAAGACTTCAATGACATCATTATATTTTTCTTTCAATTCCTCGATTTCTCTTTTTTGTATTTTTACAACATGCCATAGAGTTGAAATCATTGAATAGGTATCTACGTTGCTACCATTACTGATTGGTGCTGGCATCATTTCAGCAATTCCACCTATTCTAGGTTTATCATATACCCCGGATTCAACATCAGAAATCATGTGATATTTGGATATATTAACGCTATCCAATAACATTAGCGCCTCTTCATCGGTAAGATCTGTTATGTTAGTTTTCAATAATGCCGATGAGTTATTTCTAAAAGCAGATGCTATTAAAGCAACACCATATGTTGCTACAGGACTATCCTTTCTAGCACTAAACTCTAATTCTTTGTTTGTTCCGTCATAAAAAAATCTTCCATATGAACCATCATCATATTGAGAACTATAAGGATAAACCCTTGCATAGCCACTGATATGTTTTAAAGTACCTTCAACACCGCCACTAGAGATAAGATTACGACTAGCAACAATATCCCCATTAGTGTTGATATAAGCCTTACGTACATTATCCCAACGCCATTCATATATGTTATTAACAGAATCATCATTTCGGACTGTCCATGTTCCACCAGGTGCAGTTAAAGAAATTGTTGGATCATATCCAGAAGATTGTGAAATGATTTCAATACCACCAAATGTTGAAGGATCTAAATACTGCCTAAAAGAGCTAGAATTGATAGTTACATCATCATTTAGGTTTGTTATTCCATTAAGATTAATTGCCCCTAAACCTACATTCGGACTGTAATCATAAGGAGTTAAATTAATATCACCATATTTTGATACAAGATTAAGAGGAGCAGACGATCCCTCAGCTGATAATGTCATTTTACCGAATTGTGCATATACCTCGAAATCCCTATTAGCCCCAGAACGTATTATACCGGCTGATTGATCACTTTGGTTAGTGATGGTTAAGTTAGCATGACCATCTACATTTTTTATTTTGATTGGACCATTCATATTCGGAATTCTAACTCCGCCACTAGGAGAGATTAACCATTCAGCAGCCCCCGCAACGGTTACCCTTGATGCATCTGAAGTCATTAACATGAAATCATTCTCTTCATCACAGGCAAAACCTAATCTTTCAACCCCACCAGATACAAAATTTAATTGTTGATGGCTCAGATCATTTTCATCAGCCCAACTGTCCATGAATATGCCATCTTCACTAAAAGCAAATCCACCTCTGGACTTAAAAGCGAATCCATATCTACCTAATTCAAATTCACTATATAGATAATTTACATTAGAAGCATTTTTTCTATATCTTTGATGTAAAAATTCACCCGATGAAATTAATGATTGATCTTTTGTACCATCTGTATAGGTATAAACAGAAGTAAATTCAGCCCCTTGAATGGTCGTAGATGAATTCCCTACAATCGATTGAATAGTAGAACCTGTGATGGTTACCCCTTCTATATCAATTGCTTTTAAAATTCCAGTTGTGATCTTACTTGCATCAAGATTCGCGATCTTTGCATTCGTGATCGTTCCATTAGCAATTTTAGCATTCGTGATAGCTAAATCCGCTATCTTCGCACTATCAACTGCTAAATTAGCAATCTTCGCATTAGTGATCGCTGAACTTGCAATTTGAGCCGTTCCAACTGCTAAATTTCCGATCTTTGCATTGGTGACTGCTAGATTTGCGATTGCTCCTGTACCTACGGCTAAACTTGCAATTTTTGCAGAGGTAATCGCTAAATCATCAATCTTCCCTGTGGTAACTTCAAGATTTCCTATCTTCGCTTCTGTGATAGCTCCATTTGCGATGGCTGCATTTCCAACTGCTAAGTTTGCGATTTTGGCTGAAGTGATTGCCGTATCTGCTATTTTTGCATTGGTAACCGCTAAATTTGCGATTGCACCATTAGAAGCCGTTACTGAATTAGCCGCCATTTGATCTGCCGTTACTGAATCAGCAACGATATTTCCACCATGAATTATGGTAGAACCAGTAGGTCTAAATGGTGTTGGTATAGTTTGTGTAACATCTTCAACTTTTTCCAATTGAAAGGCATCCCAATATACTGTTCTAGCTTCTGAATCTTGGGTTCTTATATATACAGATACCTTTGCAGTATTAGCCGGAGCAGTAGCCGCTGAATATAATCTTGTCCATGAATTATTTTGGTCAATGGTTTTCGATCCATAGGTAGAAGTTAATGCATTTCCAGAAGAATCCCTAAATACAAGAGAGATAACTAATGATGCAGTTGTATCATAAGGTCTTAATGCATAAACACTAGCTATCCATCTTTCACCCGGTTTCGCATCAACAAAACCATTTGAAGTTTCTATATATTTATAAGAATTCGCCGCGCTATTTAATGTTTTTAAAGAATACCTACCAATATAAGCATGGTCTTGTGTTATTTCACAAATAGAATTATTTCCACTTTGCCCAGGTGGTTGTACTCCTAATCCGAATTGATCTAAAGTATCCCATCCCGGCGGCATCACATTACTACTAGAAGTATAAATTACATCAGCACTTATGAAATCTATCTGTGCATTGGTGATGGTAGCATTTGCAATCTTAGCACCTGTAACCGCTAAGTTTTGAATGGCTCCTGTCCCGACTGCTAATTTAGCAATCTTCGCTTCTGTGATAGCTCCATTATCGATCTTCGCATTGGTTACTCCAAGATTAGCAATCTTTGCTCCTGTAACTGCCAAATCTTGAATAGCACCTGTACCAACTGCCAAGTTTGCGATCTTCCCATTTACAACTGCAAGATCATCAATCTTTGCTGATGTTACCGCTAAGTTTTGAATCTTAGCTTCGGTTATGGCTCCATTAGCTATTGCCGCATTACCTACAGCTAAATTAGCGATCTTGGCTGATGTAACTGCTAAATCATCGATCTTACCATTCGTAACTGCAAGGTTTTGTATAGCTGCCGTTCCAACTGCAAGATTCGCAATCTTGGTTGAAGTAACTGCTGAATTCGCTAACTTTTCAGCATCAACCGCTAGATCTGCTAGTTTCGCATTGGTTACTGCATTAGAACCTAATTTCGTTTCTGTTACTGCTCCACTTGCTAATTTAGAAGCATTAACCGCCAAATCTGCTAATTTACCATTTGTAACTGCCCCAGAACCTAACTTTGTTTCTGTGACCGCTCCACTACCAATTTTCCCCTCTGTCACCGCTCCATTTGCAAGCTTAAGAGCATCAACCGCTAAATCGGCTAATCTTGAATTGGTTATTGCTCCACTACCAACTTTTAGCTCTGTAACTGCACCATCTGCGATTTTTTGAGCCGTTACCGCTAGATCATCTAACTTATCATTGTTAACTGCTCCATTTGCGATCTTAGAAGCATCAACGGCTAAATTTCCTAACTTAGAATTGATAACAGAACCATTGGCCATCTTCTCTGCTATAACTGCTAAATCTGCCAATTTCCCTGTTGTGATAGCACTATTTCCTACTTTAACCTCGGTAATAGAACCATTTGCTAATTTATTTGCATTTACTGCTAAATCAGCTAATTTTCCATTCGTAACCGCTCCACTACCTATCTTACTTTCGGTAACTGCAAGATCAGCCAATTTTGATGCATCAACCGCTAAATCGGCAAGCAAATCATTTGTGATGGCTCCAAACATGATTTCATCCGTTATAATCCTTGCCGTTTGTGCTGAAGCTTCTAAACTGAAATCACTAGCATTTCCATGAGTATTTACACCCCTCACTTTGTAATACCATTGTTGATTGGTATCAACAGAATGAGTGTAACCAGAAGATTTCCCCCGATATATGAGATTAGATGGATCTGGTGTAAAATTACTCAATTGAGAAGCATATAACTCATATTCAGCAACATATAATTCACTTTGGAATGTCCAATCTAATAAAACAGTTTGAAACAATCCACTAGCCGTTAATGTTGGAACATCTGGAATAATATCTGGAAAATCAGAACCATCAATAGGTCCCGAATCTCCCCCACTCTCCCATATGCCCTCTTTATCATTGATCTTCGCTTTAATGGCTTCAATTTCTCTTTCCTCATCGTATAATTCTATGAACTGCCCCATTTCCACCTTACCAACGTCATGGGGATTCGACACATCATACTCATAAGAAATAATTCGTAATTCTACTTCAATCGGTTCTGCAAAATTACGATCAATGGCTATATTCGTATCTCCTAAACTCACTTTCTCGAATTCATAACCATCAATATTTTCAAGTAATAAACCATCGATTGTGTAATTAGCAAACTGTTTAGATTGAATTTGAAGGTTATTCCAAGTATCAAGTAATAATTCTTCTGGATCTTCAATATCACCATTTTCATAGAACCCAAAACGATGTCTACGGCTTCCATCAGAATTCTTGTAACCGAATTGAGAAAGAGCCTTTGGATCTCCTACCCATTCCTGTCCTAAAGGCTTGTCAACAGGATCACCATTAGCAACAGACCATTCAACATCTGCGAATGTGATCTTTCTTGTATATCCACCATCTTCTGTTTCAAGACTTTTCCCACGACCATATAAAGCTGTTTTAACATAAGACTTTTTATTGCGACTGATTGCAATAATATCTTTGTCTATTTCCCATCGCTTACCTGTATCAGCTCCACGTCTGGGAAGAATATCTATATATCTCCCAACTATTTCATTATCTAGGATTTCGATCCGATCCCTTAATTCTCCACCCCATGTGTTAAGAATCTTCTCTATGGCATCTTTAACACTAATATAATAATAGTTGGTAGAATTGATCCCTAATGGTGCTACTGTTCCCCTCTGCCATCTAGTATTGATCAAAGCCCGATCTAGTGCATCTTCTGCGGTTGTATCATAAGGGCGAACATCTTCTAAAGGCTCATCCACTAATTCCATGAAAGAAGGTTCACAGATTGCATGGATCTCTGCCCCTTCTTCACCATCAACACTTTCAGTTTCCCTAATAATGAATAATCGGAAATACCCATCCTTATCCATGAATGCAACTTGGTTATCTTCCTTTACATGCACAGAATCTTCATGAGTAGCCGGTACATTAAATTCAAAAGTCGAACCTCGGTTCAATTCTTCTTTAAAGGGTGCATTCCAGAAAGGACAGGCTGCATGTTCTTCGTCTTGATCTGGTTCATTTGATAATACCGCTAATAAATCGTCGTTATCATCAAAAAGTAGTAGGTCTGACATCTTCCCACCTCCTAAAAAGAATTAAGCGAACCGAGGTTTATAGGTTAAATCACTTACCGATGTAAGGGCATCATCTATAATCAATGTGTTACTGCCTTTATCGAGAGAAAACCAAGTTGAAGAAATATCCAGAGTAGGCATTTGAACATTTCCGTTAATCAAAACTTTTCTTTTAGTAAAATCTAGTTCCAAAACATCTCCAGCAGAGAAACCGAAAATAACTCTTACAAATTCACCTGTTAAATTTTTGGTAATTTTATAGTCTGTAGCAGAAGCAGAAAATGTAGCCGTAATTATAAGATTTTTATTTTTTACACCATCATTATTTACGGTTATAGTTCCTGCATCATCAGTAATAGTTTTTTCTGGTTTGTATTTATAAGGGTTCCTCATAAATGGTATTGTCCCACTAGTGATAAAATAATGTTCATCATCATCTATATCACCATTCAAATATGCATAATATGTTGTATCTGGTTCATCTGAAAAAATAACGGGAACTACTTCACCTTCTACTAAAATGGCATTTAGTTGATCCATTTTATCTCTAATATCCTCTAAACCATCAGTTTCTATAATGTAATCAACTTCTAAAGGCTTATCAGGTAGTCTTTTTCGAACATAATAAGAACCATCCCTAGAAGGCATGGTTACTGTTTTTGTTTCTATATTGACTAATCCTCTACCTCTAACTTTCAGAACCCTAATAGGAAGAGGGATGCCCTTATAAGTCATACTTAAACTCAATTTGTTCTCCCCCTTAACTGTCTTAGTGTCCGATTTTTAGTGCCTGTTTGTAACTTTGTCATATCTCCCTGAATACTTTCGGCTATAACTCTACCGTTTAATAAAGATTGAACAATTATCTTTTCTGGTAGTTTTGAAATGGCTTCAGCTATAATACTTGCTATGTTTGTTGAATCTGCATTATTAGAAGAACTAATATTATTTATTCCAGTTGTCAATTGATCCACTTTTGGAAGGTCTGGAATTGATGCAGCCGCCATATTATCAGAAGCTTTTTGGATGTCTCTTACCATCGAGTTGATACCGATCTCAAAGCCTTCTCCAGTAAATACACCAATTTGTTTAAATACTCTTGAAGGAGAATGAATTCCTAATAATCTTTTTGCTCCGCTAATGGCATCATTTACAACACCTCTCACACTATTGACAACACTCCATGCCATGCTTTTTACACCATTTATTAAGCCTTGGATAATGTTTTTACCTATGGATCTTAAATCTACCCCATAAAGGAATGATTTTACGTTATTCCAAATATCTCTAATATTATTGTAAACACTATACATTCTCTCTCTAACTGTGCTGATCATTGAGGAAAATCTATTACTAACTGTTGAAACTATATTATTCAAAGCATTAGAAAAGAAAGATTTTATATTTCCCCAAATGTTACTAATCGTATTTTTAACATTATTAAAAATTGTTGAAATGTTGTTTTTTAAGGTGTTAAACCTACTAACTACATAATTTACGATTGTGGAAATCATATTATTAAAAATGGCTTTTATCCCATTCCAAGTATCAGAGAAAAACTTCTTAATGGAATTCCATACATCGGAAGTTGTTTTTTTGATCTTATCCCAATTGTTTATAATTAAATAAACAAGCAGCCCTACTACTCCAGTAGCTATTGAAAGCATTTCATCCCAATGTTCCGAAAAGAATTTTTTGATAGAATCCCAAACTTTTTGAGATGTTTTTTTAATAGATTCCCAAATATCAGAAAGCCATTTTTTTATAGAATCCCATGTTTCCGATGTAGTTTTTTTAATGGATTCCCATGATTCAGCGATAAATTTACTCAATCCATCCCAAGTCTCTTTCGCTTTTGCTGAAATGGTGTCCCAATTTTTATATAGTAATACTCCAATAGCTATTATTGCAGCTATTGCAGCAACGGCTATTGCTATAGGTGCTGCAATAGCTCCTATGCTAACTCCTAACGTTCCTGCTAGGCCTATAATTGCAGTAATTATAGGTGATAAAGCCAGAAACACACCCATCAAAATCCCTAATACTGTAACTATTGCTGTGATTGTTGCTGCTAATTGAGGGTTTTCAGAAACCCATTCAGCAATTTTTGTGACCACATTAGCAATCATTTGGAATAATGGTTGTAATGATTCATTAAGCTTTTGAATCGCTTGTTGCATTTGAACAGCAGGATCATTGTCCAAACCCTCTACAGATTGATTTAATTGATCCTGATTCTCTTTAGTTGTCTTTAGGTGGTTATCCATATTTAGAATAGTGTCGGTGATATTAGTCCCTTGGTCTTCCCACATTGTTCCGAATATAGAAACTCCTAAAGCGTTTCTTTTGGTCTCATCTTCCACTTTGAGCAATTCTTGGGCTACTGTTTCCATAGCCTTTCGCCCTGTTTCTCCACCTTTGGCGACCTCTTGACCCCATTTTTGAAGCTCTTGCTTTGAAATGTTAGTGCCTTCTAGTAGTTCTGCTGTAGCTTTTGGAACTTCTTGACCGAATTCTTCAAGTTTTATTCTTCCTTCTTTTAGACCGTCTAAAAGGTTATCAATATTCCAAGTTCCGGTTTCAACTCCAGCAGCCATAACTGCTTGAACTTCCTGTGCATTAAATCCTGCATCTGTAAGTTGTTTGCCATATTCTGCGATAATATCTAATTGTTCTGGAGGGAAGCCTATCTTTAAAAGTGAATTGGTTAAACCTAATGCTTCTTCATTTGTTATATTAAGCTCTTTTGATATTTCATTTGTTTCTTGAATAAGTTCGGTGAAATCAACACCTGCATAGGCAGTTGCGATAGTTCCAGCACCTTTAACGATTGCTGCATTAGCTTCATCGCTTGCATCCTTATTTAATGCCCATTGTCTCCTTACACCTTCTAAAGATGATTCTGCATCAATTCCGTATGATTCTACTGTTTTAATTGACGATCTAACAGATTCTATAGATTCTTTAGGAACTTCCATAGATATTTCTATCTTAGTATTTAGAGAAGAGGTATCAAGAGCTTTGTTGACTGCTCCTGCAATACCGCCCCCTGCTGCAATTGCACCAAGAGTAGCTGTCATTTCTGAGCTCATATCTTTCAATGAATCCTTGGCTTCTTGTGCTTCTTTTTCTACTTTATCAAGATCTTTTCGAAGATTTTTTAGACTTGATCCATCATCTACTGAAGCAAGAGCTTTTTTGAACTTATTCAATTCCGCTTCTGTAGATACAATCTCTCTTTGAAATGCTCGATATTGTTCTTCTCCTATATCTCCGCTTTTGAATTGCGCGTCTACTTGTGATTGAGCATTTTTTAGTTGTGATAGTTTTTGAGTCGTATTTTCTACTTGATCACCTAGTAGTTTTTGTTTTTGTGCTAGTAATTCGGTATTGTTCGGATCAAATTTCAATAGTTTATTTACATCTTTCAATTCTGATTGCAAATTAATAGAACGTTTATTTACACTTTGGAGTGCTTTATCGAGTCCCTTTGTTTCACCATCAAGTTCAATTGTTATTCCTTTTATTCTTTTAGCCATGTTCTCACCTACCTTTCAAACAAAAACAAAAAGCCCCAACTATTGTTGAGACTTCAAAATTTATCGAAATCTTTTTGATTGGCTTTCCTTGTTCTCTTCTTCTTGGGATTCTTTTGATCAATGTATTCCTCTATATAATCCAGAATCATACCTATTGTCATTAGTTCCATATCATCAAGGGTTAAACCAACTGACTTGACCATAAAATAAAAAGAGTCTGTAGTGATTGGATCACCGTTAGACTCTTTATTTTCTATTTTTTTTTAGTTTGTAAGGAACTCAATATCAAATCATTTAATTTCGGCAAAATTTCCATGATAGGAAATTCGTCAAATTCGTCTAACCAGTCCAAAGGCTCTCCAATAGACTTATCAGCCGTTTTCGCTAATACCCAACAAAGATTATAGAAAACTTCCATATCTAATGATTTGATTTGCTCATATGTTAGTTTTTTTCCTTTAATCTTTGACAATTGTTCCATTTTCATAATGTCAGCGAAAAAATCCTCATTGAATTGTGTTTTATATCGTAAAGGAGTTGCCCCTGTAGATTTGAATTTCACTTCTCGTCCATCTATTACTAATGTTTTTTCCATTTCTAATTACCACCTTATGCTGTTGTAGTACCTTCTACTGCGGTACTCTTAGCCGATTCAATACCAGAATCACTAACTGCTGTAATTTGGTATGAGTAAGTTGTTGAAGCTGTTAAATCACTATCCGTAAATGTAGTTGTTGCAGATTCTCCAACTTTTTCACCATCACGATAAATATTGTATTTTGAAATCCCACCCTCAAAAGTAACAACATCCCAATTTAAAGGGATTGTCGATGCTGTTGCATTTCCTGCTGTTACATTGGTGGGCGCATTAGGGTGTAGAGTAAACAGCTTTATACCAATTGTCATAAACGGTTGCAGTTGTTTCTGGAGTAGTTTTTGTTTTAACTGCTAAGTCTGTACTTCTTGCGCTTGCAATGAACGTTAATTCGTTTGGTTGTGGCTCGACTGTATCGGTAGTAGTGGAACCAGATAAATTAGGGCGGTTAGCTGCACAATTGTACATTACATGTCTTGTTGCTTTTACATCACCATCAAATTCAAACAGAAAAGCGAATGGTTTCCCCTTTGCGTTCGCTTTCTCAGTTAAAACTTTGTCCGTTTCATGTTTCTCTTCCCCTAGAACATCTATAGCAAAGGATTCTGGAATATTAGCAATACTCAATGTCCCATTATAACCTTGGTTATTTGGTGCTTTATAATAAAGCATATCATCAGCATAAAATTCGATCATATCCCCACGTGCTTCTAAACTTAATTCGACTGAACCAGGCAAAGGAATAGGTGTGTCATATGTGATAATCCCACCACTTTCAGTATATGTTGCATAATGTGCGTTCTTAATACCATAATTCACTTTGTTTTCAGGCATTCTATATCACTCCAATTTGGTATATTTTCTGAAATAAATCTTGATCTTTGATGTAAGTTTCATCACTCTCATAAGGAATATCATTAGCATCAAATATGTCCTCAATTTTCTTTTCAGCAGCGAGATCTTTTTTAACTGTGTAAAGCTCAACATTCACGTTTTTCACTTGTTTGTAAGTCTTGTTATCCGCATGAAAATTATCTGAATCGAATTCAAGATAGGTAATAAAAGGCGGATCTGGAGCAGGGTTGTTTTCAGTTACTTTAAAATGAGAATAAGCTACTGAGAAACCAGTCGCTTTTAATAATTGTGCTAATTCAGTTAAAGTCATCCTTTGATCACCTTCTCAACCTTTTTCATAAATTCATCAATTGCTTTATCCTCTGCGGGTGCAATATGCGGTGTAGATTGAGTCCTACTTCCATCCCTATTTACATGACCATTTTCCAACAAGTGTGTTAGTTGATAATCCGTCCGATTATAGACGACTTGAGCTGTACCAATCTTTTTTCTAGCCCATCCTTTGGCATAATCTCCAGTTTGTTCTGGACTAGTTATTTTGAGGTTTTTAACCGTTCCTTTTGCCACTTCTACCTTAGATTTTTCTAAACCTTCTTCTATTTCCGAAGTATATTCACTTAAAGCTTGAGCGATTTCCCTAGAAAGAGAACCTATTCCTTTTGATTTAGCCATTCTTGATCGCTCCCGTAAGACGTATTTTTTCGCCTTTTGTTTGAGTACGGATAATGTCATATATATCATTGTTGTATTTGAATTTTGTTTCTCCGTTGTACTCAAAGTTATAAACCTCAAACTTTTTTTCTGGTTTAAGACCTAGTGCGCCTGCTTGATAATATTCAGTAGTGCTAATATCGAATTCATTAGCGAAAACTTCTCGCTCTTGTGATTGTTCGATTTGATTTCCTATTTCATCTACTGTGATTGTTATAGACAATAAGAAAATAACATCTTTATGGCGCATAAGGATCACTCGCCTTGTAATCTCCATATAATGAAAGGTGCTGTTTTAGCATTATATAAGATTGATTAAAGCGATCTGCTTCTGGATTGTCATATCCAAAATTCGCTTTAGCATATGTGATTATAGCTCTTTTTATAATTGCATCTGGTTCCGCTGGAGGTGTCGGATTGACTTTTCCTTCGAGTATTCCAGCTTGGATTAAATCGATTTTAGAAGAGTCTATCAACCCTTGAACCTCCATATCGAAAACCGTATTAGATGCACTAATTCGCAATGCTGTTTTCACTTCATCAAGTAAAGTCATTTTCATTCACCCGACTTGTCTAGCTCTTTTTGAGCCTTGAAAGCTTCTTCTTTCCCTTTGACCTTCTCACCGTTAGAAAGCTCATAATAAGCTCCGCCACTATGTTTAGGGAACTCATTTTTATCTGGTTCTGGAGTTTCCTTTTTCGGATCTTCCGAAATTACTCCACCTTCTAAATGACCTTTTTCAATCAAAAAGGCGATCCTTTCCTCATCATCATGAGAATAAGAATCGCCTTCGTTGTAAGGTTTTAAATTGTCCGCTTTATCGAAGAAGGGAATTTTTACCTTATAAGACATCTAAATTACCTCCTTATGCTGCGGCTGCTTTTTGAATAACTACAAGAGAATTTTTATCTACAACTTTGCCATCTACTAACATAACAGATTTCATGATTTCATCCTCTGTATCGTTATCAGTATATTTTTTGATACCCATTTGATAGTTTGTATTTAAAATGTAATCTTTGTAGTTGAATAAGAATGCAACATTATCACCAGTTGCAGCAGTTTTGAAGCTTCCAATATAGTTACAAAGAATAACTTGTCGTCCTAATAAAGTTCTTTCAGGTCGTCCACCAATTCCATAGTTTACTCTTGCAATTGGCTGCCCATCATTATCAACCATACCGATAAAGCCCATGAACGTCTTCTTTGTCATTGTCCATACTGCTCCATCTTCGTATTCAAGTGGAAGTGCTGCTTCTGCTTCAACGATAGTTTCATATTTAAGAGTAGCCGCTGTGATTAATTGATCAGTTGCAGGAGTTTCAGCTAGAATTCCTTTTGGTTTTCCAGTACCATCACCACTAATAATTGCTTGTTCAATCGCTTTTGTCATTGCTTCTGCAATGTTATTTACAATAGTCGTTTCAAAGATTGCAAGACTAACAGTATCTACTTCAAGAGTAACAGCAACCGCACAACGTAACTTGTGGTATGCAAATGTAATAGATCCTGTAGACTTTTTCTGTTTGTCGCTTCCTGCTCCTTCAGCTACCCATGTTGCAACTGGTTTTACAGAAGAAGTTGGGACAGTTACCCCACCTTTAATAGATGTGCGAGTGACTAAAGGTAAAATCATTCCAGTAGCTTCTAATTTTTCAACGATTCTATTAAGAATAGTGTTCGGAATAACTGACCCTACATCAGTTGTAGCTGTAATTGCATCTGCTCTTAACTCTTTTGGAATTGTTTCACCAGTTAAAACGAAGTTCATGAAAGCTTTACGGTATTCCATTGTATCTGTTGGATCTATTTCATCATTACGTTCTTCTTTATTTCCACCAGTATTAAAAGTTTCAATTTTCCTTACTTCACCTTGACCAGATTCGATTTGCTTTGTTTCATCTAATAAACGCTGGCGAGTTTCTAAATCTGCTAATTCATCATTTAATTCTCGAACTTCTTTTTCTAAATCTTTTAGATTAACATCTTTGCTTCGCTTTTCATCTTTTAAAATTTCGTTGATTTCTGCTTTTCTTTCTAAGATCTCTTTAATACGGTTCATTTAAACCACTCCTATAAATTATTTAAAATGTATATTCTTGAACGCAATTCTGCTTTTTCATCTTCAATGTAATGTTTCAAAGGATCATAGCCCCTTGCACTAACTTCGCTATCTGGATAGGCAGGATAGGCAACGGCTGAAACTTCGAATAACTTTGCTTTCGTGACTGTTCGCAACATCAAATCATCATCAGGTTCTTCTATCTCTTCGTTGATCATTTGAAAGCCAAAACTTACTCCATCAACGTCACCCCGTTTAATAGATTTGAAAGAATCATCACCTAAATTAGTGTTAGGTAAATCCAATTCAAATCGAAGTCCTATAGGATCTTCAGATAGCCTTAAGGTGTTGTTTTTGGTTCGCCCTAATACTTTAGAAACATCATGTGACCATAAAAACCGCTGATCATCTTTTTGTAACGAATCAGCGAAAGCACCTTGTTTAAATTGTTCTCTGAACTTACGATAAAAGCCCATGACATGCGATTTTTGCCCCCACTTAACGGCATAACCAAATAGACTTTTATTGCCATCATCGTCTTCACGAAATTCAATTTTCTGTGTCAGTATTTCCCTTGTCTCCGTTTTCTCCATTTCCATCACCCCCTTTACTTGCATTTATTTCAGCAGTATCTAAACGTCTTAAAGGTTTATCTCCACCCTCTAAAGGTGCTAAATTAAGGATTTTCCGCCATTCGTTTGGAGTCATCGCTTGTCTATCTACCATTTTTTCTAAACCTAATTTAGTAGCCATTGAAGCATATTGGAGACTAATAGACTCAAAAACAATTTTGTTTCCAAATCCTCTTTCTCTCCTAGAAAATAACTTCCTAGTATATTCGTTTGCTAATTGCATCGCTACTGGTTCAATAACTGACTCATAATAAGCGTTCCATTGATCTTCTGTGTAATCAGATTGGACGATAGACTTATTGGTGTTGAAAAAGTTATAAATCCTCTCAACGGTTCCATTCATTTGTTTATCGTCTGGAACAAAGCTTTTAGGTTCTACTTGCTTTGCATCTGCTTTAGCATCTGTGGCGGCAGCCCCCACGACTTTACTATCAGAAGACAAGAAGTTATTAACAAAACGTTGTGTTTCTGCTTCAATGTCTTCTGGTCTTAATGTTTGATTAAACTTAAGTAACCATCTAATAATATTTGAGTTTTTAATTGCTTTAATTAGCCCTTGATCAATCGTTTTTACAATGTCCATTAGATCCGTTAATGCATCTTGAGGGCTATCACCAAACATATTATGACTGTTAAAGTCTTGCCTTAAATGAATAACATCAGCATAGGGAACAACCATTTTTGAACCATCTTCAAAATAAAAACGGAGATACATATCACCTAAAGCCCCTTCTAGCATTTCAACTTCAATGGCAGGGATAGGATATATCTCCGTTGGTAGCAATGTGTTCGTATCTCTTTTGATCAAGGCGAACGCATTATTATTTAGTTCTAACTGAACGGCTAACTTTTCTTGCAACATCTGTCCACTCATTAAAGGATTAGGATCTATCAAGAGCATTTTAATGTTGATATCTGGACTATCTAAAAAACCATTAGCATTATCTCGAATGTGCTTTCCTATAAGCTTTCCAATCGCCTTCGCTTTCGGACGTATACAAGCCCTTACGATATCACTTTTATAAATGCTGCCTTGCCAAGCATAAAACCCATCACCAAGATCATTAATGAGCTTATAACCTGTTATCGTTTGATTTGTTGATGCCTTTTTACCGAACATCCATTGTATTAAACCAATTTTAATCACCCCCTTAAATTAAATTTTCATATTCTGCTTGTTTATCATTAAACACTACATAGGCATTTAACATACACGCTAAACCATCTATACGCCTTCTGTGATTTGTACCCTTTACAGGTTGTATAGTGTTGTTCTTTTCGTCAACATGAATAGATGTATTTGTTAAACACCATTTTGTAATGGGGTTGTTTTCATAATTTATTCGTTTTTTCTCTAATTCTGCTTTTAATAGCTTCATAGGACTTGATAGGGTTTGTTTTCCTTGAGCGACTGGTATCATAGACTCTTTACCAAAGAAGTTTTGCATTTCCTCAACCCAATAACGTGCTGACCATCTATCATATCCATTCCAAGGAATGTAAACATCATATTCTTGCTGCATTTCTACGAACCATTCTGTCACATATTTATGATGGACTGTATTTCCTTCTGTGGTTCTTAACAAGCCCTTTTCATGCCATAAATCATATGGAATTTTATCTTCATTTGTTCTTTGTTCTAAAAGATCTTCTGGCAGCCAATACATATGTTTAACATAAATTGAAGGATCATTAGGAACTTTGAACATTATGCAAGCTGCTGTTAAATCTACCGTTTGTGATAGATCCGCACCACCAATAGCATAGCGTGGTTTTAATTCTTTTATATCGAATGTATTTGGATTATTCGCTTCTTCAAAACTCAACCATGCTTCTGTAGATGTTTCTCTGACATTAAAATCTTTTGTTAATAAGTTTTTAACAAGCATCGAGTTAGCTTTTGCCTTATTAACTTTCGTTTCAAGCTGATCAACCTTTTTTACAGTTCCTAAAGCTGGATTTGCTTTTTTCCACATTGCAGGATCTTGCCATTCGTTTCTATTATCCAATTCATATATGATCGGAAGATATCTGTCGTCTTTATATCCATCCGGATCATCAAAACCATTCAATAACATTTCCGCTTCTTCATACTTCATGTCAAAAACAGATTCACGAATAGTCCCTGCTGTTGTTATCATTATTATTAGAGGTTGTTCTCTCGCACTTGTACCATCAACAATTACGTCATAAAGGTTTTTATCTCTCCAAGCGTGAACTTCATCCAGAGAAGCTCCATGTACGTTCAAACCATCAAGAGTATCACTATCACTTCCTACTGGTTTAAAAACACTATCGTTAAAATCAGCATTCAATTCTTTTACTAGAGTTTTAATACGTTTAGACAAAACAGGGCTTTTCTTGACCATTCTCTTTGATTCAGACCATACGATTTTCGCTTGTTGTTCCTTTGTGGCAACTGCATATATCTCCGCTCCGCCTTCTCCATCTGCAACCTGTAAATATAAACAGATCCCACTAGATAAAGTGGATTTCCCGTTTTTCCTTGCCACGACCAAAAAGACCTCACGATATTTTCGTGTGCCGTCTATTTTGTGTACAAAACCGAATGTTGCAGCTAAAAATGCATGCTGCCATAATTCAAGATCTATAGGAGATCCAGCCCATTTCCCTTTCGAATGCTTACAGAAGTTTTCTATAAATTCAATAGCATGATTGGCTTTTTTAGGACTGTATTCATACTCAGATTTATCATCATGAATATCATCAACCAGTTTTTTATAAATCCTTCTTACTTTATCCCCTACAACTTCTTCCCCTGACTCAATTTTTTTGTAGTAATCAATAATTGGATTATAAGCAAGAGGATATCTCTTTCTAAGCTTCATTTGTTTTCCACAAACGATTCAAAACCGTCATCATCGTCAGAGGTATCAACATTTAATCCGTCTTTAGGAAGAAGGGCGAAAAGTTTCTCATATGCTGAAGTATATCTATTGATCATAGTGTTATATGACTTTTGGGCAGGGTTTTCTACTACCATTCGCTGTGATCCATTAACAAAAGTATAAGTTGCACCTTTGGTTTTAATTGTATCTTCTAAAATTTCAAGAGTTATCGTCATAAAAGCAACTCTTTCAATTAATCTTTGTACTACCTGTTTCTTATCTTCTTGCAAGTTTTCGAAAATTTTTCTATATCTCTCTATTTCTTCTTTGATTAATTCATCTTGTTTTTTCTTGCTCAATTTCGCCATGTTTTTCACCCTCCTTTTTTAAAAAATGACCATCCTTAAACCCCTCTGAAAATTGATCCCCCCCTCATATAAAAAATGACCTGTGTATTTTTTGAAAGTCCATCCATCGGTTTCCTTGAGGTGGAGTAAAAAATAAAAAATAGGGGGGAGTCCACTTTTTTTGGGTGCCAATTTTCATAAAAGTATTGTCCTAATGTAAAGCTTTAGTTATCAAAATAATCTTGTGTTGGACTTTTATTATTTAATAAAGTCTCTTTTCTTAATTACTTCTTGAATTAATGCACCTGTTACTGCAAGAAGTTTTTTTCTTCTATACTCTTTTTTACTAATACTTTTTCTTTTATAAATTGAAATCCATATAAAAGAAAGGCTTCAACAATAAAAACATACATTAGTTGAATTTTTTTCATTCGGACTAATGAAGCTACTCCAAATTTTTGCAAGTAATAAACCAACCCATAAGTAAACAATCCATCTACAACTAAATTCAGCAGCATATACCTAAGAAATTTTCCGTACGTCCATTTTAAAATCCACATAGAACCGACTAAAAATGGTCCCCACATAAAAGGGATAACCCCTGACATCTTAGGATGGAGTGTTTCATACCACCACCACCATCTCCTTTTTTTGGCGATAAAATTAACAATCCTAACCACCAAAGAAATAAACAAAGCAGCAGGAAAAAATCGTTTAAAAGCATCTTTTCCTAACAACGGTACAGAAAACCACGGAATTATCATCAGTAGTAGTAACAATGATTTCGAATACTTCATATATTTCATTTATATATGAACCTCCTATTCAATCCATCAGAAATAATATCCCCAGAATAGGAAAAATATAAAAGTAACACCATCTATAAACTCCATAAAAAAAGAGACGAATATTATTTGTCACTTTTTCATTACCTTCTTCAACAAAACTGCTTCGATAGCTCAATAAGAAAACAACATGCTTCTTTAACAGAGCCTAAAAATAAAAAATACCTCCTGTCTTTAAAAGAACGGTATTAACACCTTTGTACTAGACTTCCATCAGCATCAAACATTAATCCATCAACTACTGGACTGTATTTATCATGGTGTTCTTTATTGTGACAATCTTGACAAAGTAGCTCTAAGTTATTGAAATTCAAAGTGATATCAGGATCATTTATGTTCTGTGGTGTAATATATAGTTTATGGTGAACTATTTTCCCTGTCCCTTGGCATCTTTCGCACAATCCATGTTTTAGATTGAAATAAGACTTTCTGCACTTCTTCCAAGCTGTTGATTGGTAGAACTTCTTAGCATATTCTTTCATCCAACCACTTCCCTTTTACTAAAAAGACACCATCCATAATTGAATGATGTCCTCTTGATATATTTCGTTAATACCATATTAGCACCTCTAAAACAAAATGCTCTGCCGTTCTTCTGCCAAATATCTGCCTTTTATCTGACAATCAGATAAAATTACGAAAAATTGATATTAATATGCTAATAAAATCATTTTTAATAAAAACATAATTAATCAACTTATATTTAATAAAAATATATATAACAAAAACTACCAAGAACAACAAATTAAAAATTAACAAAGACCAAAAAAGTCTACGTATTGAATTAGTTAACTCTTTATATGGATTTAGAAGGTATATCTTTTTTATTTCCTCTACTTCGCGTTCAGGAATTAATGAAATTTCATTTATAAAATGATTAAATTGATCCCGTGTAAGTTCAAACCTTTTTTCAGAAGAGTTCTTAGTGATTACGTAAAATACAAATGAAAACACGAAGAGCACCAATAGAAAAATCAAAACAAAAGATAAACTGATATTCGTTAAAGATCTGAAAATAGTTGTAACTATGATAATCAGAACTGACAGAATGGAAGCTACAATTGAATTACTAACTTTATCTGTTTGTTCATATATTACTTTTGAAGCACTCATAGCCTCTTTCAATAACTGGTCTTTGGTCTTAAAAAAATCTTTTATATTGTCCTCAATATAATGATTATAATAATGATTTATTGTCTTCCATATGTTTTCTAACTTATTATCAAATACTGTTATGTTATCCTTATCATTCATATACAATGAAATAACTTTTTTTATTATTATGTACTTCTCAGTATATTTTTTTTGTGATATTAAAAACAAAAAAACATGTACCAAAGTTTGATAATTCTTGGTTGTAAAACCTTTTTCCTTTGACATGTTGATGTTTTTTTCACCTCTGATTACATAAAAATCACCTTCTAACTTATCTGAGAGACAATCTAGCATTGTATAATAAAACTCATTTCTAATCATATTAATCAAAGGTACTACTTCTTTCATTTGATTATTATCTTTAATGACAAAAGAATAGGGATTATAAATCATTGTTTGGTTTGACTTCTTATTATTTGACAAATAGAAATCTAAGTGATCTGTTATCTCAGGGTCTAGTTTCTTTAAATGTATAACCTTTTCAGCAATTTCGTTATTAACGTTCACGAAATTCAATAGTTGCGTTTCAAAATCAATAGTATTTACTACACCAATGTTTAATTTATTCTCTCTGTTAGAATGACTAAAATTCTTTAACGATTCTATAACAGAATTTTGTTCAAAGAATATCAAATCCAAATTCTCAACTTTTTTAAATGATATTTCTTTTTGAATATCAAGTGTGATGGAATCAATTTCCTCAATATGAGTACTTCCTCTTTTCAAATCCTCAATTACATCTTCAAATGGGTCACCAAGAGGATTTAATGAGTAAGTAAAATGATTTATACGTTTCCCTATTGCTTCAAAGAGGTCTAAAGACAATTTATCACTTAGTGAAATGACAATCATGTTGGTGTCCTCTAGGATTTCATATGGTTTGCCCTTGAGCAAAGCAAGGATATCGATATACTCTTCATATATAGTTAATACATTTACTTCACTCATGGCTCACCTCACCTTTTTATTTTACGTCTTTTTTAAATCCTAGAGATTTATCAATTGTTATTACCACGTTTTTTTCACTATCAGTTTTTACATTTATTTTCCCTATTACTCCTCGATTAAATCTAAAAAAAACTTGATTTTTTTCGGCTCTATACCTTACAACATTATCATCCCTTGTAGCTGTAAATGTTGTCTGATGATCTGGAAACTTTTCTAGATACCCATTAACAAAGTCATTTGAAGAATTTCGGATAAAAATCTCCCTATCCACCATATCATTAGGAACAGTATTCTCAAAGACATTTCGTATTGAAGTCCTTAATTCAATTCTTGATTCATTTGAAAACTCTCTGTCAATTGATTCAATTATTTTGTGGGATTCAACATCAGGAAGTATATTTAATACTTTCTCTTTTGCTTCTCTAATTACCTGCCTTGTAATTATCCTATCATTTAGTAGTTCTTGTGCTTGTAAATATGTTTCGATAAAAAAGCGAGCTGGTTCTCCTTCTTTTTGTTGTTTATCCATTACAAACAAATCCGCTTTTTTGCTATCTTCCTCATACTTTGTCTTAATAATTGCACACTTATGTACCCTGTCGTTAGAATCCGGTAGTATATTCTCTAACACCTTGACTGTTAATGTAGAAATATCAATCTGTACTCCACTTTTAGGATCTAGCTTAATTATAAATATACATGGATCTTCATTGAATTCAACCTCTAATACAAAAAAAGTACCACTACTATTTGAGCTTGAGTTTTTCATGATTTTAAAAAGATTTTCTGTGAGCTCCTTAGATAGTTTTAAGAATTCTCCATCAGATTTGCTGACTGCATATCTACTTACTTTAGTTTTTATAGTGGCATCAGTGTCAATAAATTTACAACTTTTAGTCGATTTCCCCTCTCTTGTCTCTAAAAAATGAGTAGTAAAAAAATCAATGATTGTGCCATGATCCTCATTTAAAGGAAAAATCTTTTCGGAGACTTTTGGTCCAGATTCCTGCAGATTAAGTGCATTGATTGCTAGTCTTTTTATTTCAATATTTCTTTTTTCACTCAATTTGATACCTCATTCCATTTATATTCTCCTATTAATATACCAATTACATACAAATAATTGTTACTTTCGACAAAAGCAGACAAAAAATACCCCTACAAAAGATAGGGGTATAAGTCAATTTTTATATACTTCTATTTTCAATATAAAAGCAAGCTTGTAAAATATTCTCGCTTTTAGTCGATAATACCTTCTTTCACTAAAACCAATTTCATTATAAACTTCATAATCGAATGTTTCTTCATCTTCTAAGTACCGTTTGTAAATTATCTCTCGTTCCATTTTAGTTAATCTATTTACACCACGAATGACCCATTCCAAGTAACGATAACGTTCACGTTCTCTATCCACATTGTCAATCGCTGCATCTTCTGTTGATGAATGAAAAGCATTGGTGTTAGATGGTGGGACTAGTGAATAAGTTGCGGTCACTTTGGGAAGTTTCTCATCTGGAACAGTAAGTAAATAAAAACGATATTTTTCAAGTGCAGCTTCAACTGCCTCTTTTGTTTTTTCACGATCTATTTCAGGAAGCCTAAATGATAACTGATTTCCCACCTTTAGATCCCTCCTATATGATATAATTCTATTGAGTTGATCAGGAGAAATCTTGATCTTTTTTTGTTTTTTAGATAAGTTCATCACTTTCGCTATCTTCTTTTTCTTCTTCCTCTATCTCTTCATTTTCAGAAGCTATTTGATCGATTGTAACTTGATCAACATTTGCAACCCCCTCTTTACCAACATTGTATTTAATTCCCTCACGCTGTTCTTCGTTAAAATCATCAATATCCATTTGTGATTCTACAATAGTAAGAGTTACATCTGATCCAGCTTTACGATAAAAATTGAATGATTGGTCCGAAGAAGTGTCACCTTTTACAATGAATTCAAGAACAGTTTTTTTACTATCTTTAGTAGTTTTATTGAATTCACAAGTTAGTTTTTGATCTACTCCTTCAATCTCCAGCTCAACTACTTCTCTCGTAAGCTTGCTGATTTCTGGTTTCTTTTCATCTTCTCCTTTTACCCAAAATACTACTTGTTCCTTTTTACTGTCTTTAATTTGTTTATTGAAATGTGCTTTTAAAGTTAATTGCATGTTTTTTCTCTCCCTTTTTGTTTTATTATTTCGAATTTTCCTTGAAATGCGAATTAATGTTTATAAATCCATTGAATTTTTCATAGTTCTTATGTCATAATTAAATTACATAATTATACATTTTTGTGATGAAAAGGGCTTATTATGACAACTTATCAATCCTTAACTAATAAAATTGAATCTTTAAGAAAATTAATGATTGAGACAGCTAGGATACATGGTCATACATCACCGAAAACTATTAAAATCAGTCAAGAACTAGACATGCTCTTACTTTTAATCATTAAAGAAAAGAACTCTAAAGACATATAAAGTTGCTTATGTGACTGTTTTCACGCGAACTACGAACTATTTTTGTCGAAACCCTTTCATTAATATAGGCAATGTTACATAATTGTTAAATAAACTTATAATTGAAAGGGTAGTTATCATGATTCCAATAGAGCTTATATGTCGTGAACTCAAACGATTAAGGGATGATTATAAGAAATGTGAAAATACTGAAATCAAGAAACAGATAAATAGTGATATAGAACTTTTAAGTGAAGCTCTATTTTTGTGTGACCATCCCTCAAAAAATGATAACTCTTAAACAAAACTTACAATTTAACATTTCAATTCGGAAATTACTCTGTGATTTTGAAAAAAAAACTACATTATTTTTTTATCTTTGTAATAAAAAATCCAAAAAACAAAATACTAAGCATAATTACTTTACTATTTTTATTGGAGGATCGTTTTGGAAAATAATAATCGTAACATAAAACAAACTCAGGAAAAATTCGAGTTACCCACTATATGGTCTGAATTTATGAATGATACAATGTCTATTTTTTCACTTATGGAATCGGCGGCACTAACCAAAGATGAAGAAGAATTTAAGAAGATACAAATACTTGCTGATAGTATTGGAAAATCGATACAAAAAAAATCAGCATTATAAATTCTCATTCCACCAGTGAGTTATTTTACTGGTTCTTTTTGATTCTTCCCTATTTCTCTTTTTATATCAAATGAATAGTTTAACGAAGTACGAACTAACCGTTTATTCCTTATCTCCTTCATAATTTTCCTCTTTTATAAAACCGCATCTATAAACAACCTAATATTTGGGTATTATATCTATGAGGTGATTATCATAGATAAAGAAAAACTTAAACTCACATCTGCCGAAATAGGTACCTTATGGGGCCAATACGTTAATGGTACTGCCGTTGATATTGTGAACAAATATATGCTTTCAATAATAGAAGATACAAAAATTAAATTACTTTTCGAAGATGCAATAAGCACATTTTCAAAACAGAAGCAACAAATAGCTATATTTATTGAAAATGAAGGATTTCCTGTTCCTATTGGATTTAACGAGTCAGATCTTAACAAGGGATCTAAAAGGCTTTTCTCAGACATATTCTGTTTACACTACTTACATATTATTACGTTGCACGGACTTTTAGGGCATACTACATCACTATGTTCTTCAGTTAGAAATGATTTACGCAAATTTTATGATAACAGTGATAGTGAAGGTAAAAGAATGTATCATCAAACAACTGATTTACTACTAGAAAAAGGACATTTCCAAAGAGACCCTACCATTTATCCAGAGGCAAACCCTGAATTTATTTCTGGGCAATCATTTACAGATGGATATTTCGGTGACAAACGTCCTTTAGCTGCAACCGAAATAATTGCTCTTTCTCTAAATTTAAAAAAGAAAATCTTAGAAAAATCTCTTTCAATAGGATTTAGTCAAGTAACACAAGATACAGAGGTTAGGAAATTTTTAAAAAATACACAAAAAGTATCTGATAACCAAATTCAAGCACTGGGTAAGATTCTTAATAAAGATAATTTACCAGTTCCCATGTCATGGGAATCAGAAGTTACCACATCACAAGATGCTCCTTTTTCAGATAAGTTAATGATGTATCACATTGGCTTTTTATTACAGGCTTCACAGAATTATCACGGAGCAGGACTGGCATCGGCAATGAGATCAGATCTTGTAATTAATTACGAAAAGATAATCCTAAAGAATATTATGGTTACGAAAGATTGGTTTAATATTATGACAAAGAATAAATGGTTAGAGCAGCCACCACTTGCTCCAAATAGGAAAGAGATTGCAAAAGATAAATAACTTTATTAGCCTCCTGCTATCAGGAGGTTTCTTCTTCTTTTAAAGATGTTATGTCGCAATTTCCATCTATTCCGCTTTCCGCATTTTAGCTACCCAACAAGTAGAAATTGTATTTTCAACAAATATTCTCCGATTAAAATTATCTCGATCAAATGTTTTTCCATCTGTTGTAAATTCAGTTAAAGGGTAAATAACCTCAAATCCCCTCTTCTCAAGATCCAGAATTGCTCTAGCAGCTTCTTCCTTTTTTCTCCGATGAATTACCACTGGTTTCATTTTGCCACCTTCTTTTCAGATGGGTTCAAAATTGCATTTATTACTTCGGCTTGATATTTCGTAATATCTACAAATGGGCTATTTCGACAATGTATCATTCTTGAAATTTGAGCTATTAAATAAGCATCAACAACATTATCACTAGAATGACTAAAACCAAAATGTTCTTTTACTGCATTCATAACGGCTTTCTTTTTTTCTTTACCAGTTAGTCTTTTTTTGCTTCCTTTTTCTCCTTCCCACCCAGTAACATTGACGAATTTTTTTACTGCATTTGGAGCTACTTCATGATAAGGAATTTTTCTTTTGAATAGCTCATTTCTAATGCCGTGATGAATACCTCCAGCAAACATTGCTTTTTTGTGTGTCAAAGGGAAAGCCCTCTATGCATACCGAATCATCTTTCTTTACATGCTGCATAATTCCATAAATAAGAGTTGTCATTCTTCTTGGATCAACATCACCGATACCAGTTATTTCTTTTGCTACTAAAACATATCCGTTTTCATCTAAAGCAACAAAACCAGTTTTAGTTGATGGATCAATCCCTATGAATCTCATTTTCTACTCTCCTTTACTCCAAAACTTTGAGGTTCACGAATGAAAGTTTGCCCTTCCACTTCGATTTTTGTTGGTTCGCCCTTTTTAACTTTTAGGATTTTAATTACCTTTGTCATTATGTCTCCTTTGCTTTTGATCATTGACAACCACCCTTTCAAGTTAATATTTTTTACCTCCATGTCTGTAAGATCTTTCTTTGTTACGATTCATTTTTTCAAGAATAGCTTTTTCAAGATCAATCTTTTTAGATCCACAAAGATCGAAGATTCTAATGCAAACATCTGCTAATTCTTCAACGAAATTTTCTTGATCTCCCTTTCTATCAGCTTCTAAAGCTTCGCTTACTTCGCTATGAATCAAGGCTAATAAAGTTCCTGTTTCCCTTGGTTCGTTATGCCAACCTTTGCTTTTGGCTGTTTTATAAGCTTGTGAACACAAATTATTAATCATTACAATTCTCCTCTGTTTGTCTTGTTTTAGACCTTGTTTTAAAAGTTGAATATGACATATCTAAAGCTTCGATACAGACGTTTAAATAACATGCTAATGTGTATTCACACCCAACAAGGTTAAAACTGCTGTATGAAGCTTATAAAGCTTTATTTTTCTCTCGTCTTTCTTTTAATTCTTTAACAGCCTTATATCTATCTCTCATTCTTTGAGATTCGTCATTTGCGATATCATATAATTCCTTATCGCTTAATTTAGAGAAATCCATTTGATCACTTCCTTGGCAATTCATTAAATCTTTGAATCCATCCTTGGAACAAAAGTCTGAAATCATTTAATCCTGTATCTCGACCTTTAGCGAATGTTTGTTGGATCACTTTTCCGCCCATTGCTGTATCGCTAGGATCATGCCATAAGAATTCAACCATGTCTGCATCTTGCTCAATTGATCCAGATTCTTTTAAGTGTGAAAGTTGCGGTTTCAGTTCTTTCTCGAAAGCCCTCGACATTTGGGAAAGCATTATAAAGCAGCAATCCAAATCCATAGCAATACGTTTAGCTTCTCCAGTAACATTTCCAATTGCTTGAGATCTCGATTCACCGTTCTTTTGCGGTATTCTCATGATCTGCAAGTAATCAACGGCAATAGCTGCAATTCTTCCGTATTTCTTTTTGAATTGTTTAGCTGTTGCTCTTACTTCCTCGATTGTCACTCCTGCGCTATCTTGAAAATGTATCGGCAAGTATTCGAAGTTTTCATAAGCCATTTCGACTAGGTTTCTTTCTCTTTCATTCAAATTCTTTGTTTTAATCTTGTTGAAACTTACTCCAGTTGAATTAGAAATCATCCTGTCGATTAAAGATTCTTTTTTCATTTCTTGAGAAAATATTAAAATTACTCCTTTATGCTGCTTCGCCATTCCGTAAATCCTTTGAAGTAACATGGCAGTTTTACCAACAGAAGGACGACCAGCCAAGACCCATAACCAACCTCGCCAAGCTCCATGCGCCCATTTATCAAATTGTTCAAATCCTGTTTTAATAAATTCATTTTTCTTTGCTAGATATTCAAAATAATCACTTTTACTTTGAGAAAAACTTTTCATTCTAGCGTTGTCCTGTGGTCTTAACTGTGTAACTAGTTGTTCAACATATGAAAAAAATTCTTCGTCTGATTCATAATCAGCTCTGGACATATCACCAATAATTACAGAAGTATCTTTGATTCTTCTCTCCATCGCTTTAGAACGAACTGCTTTGGCATAAAATTCAACGTTTGCTGTAGTAGGGCAAGATTCCGCTAATTGAGATAAATAATTAACCCCACCAACATTTTCAATCATTTTCGTTCTGTCTAATTCTTCTGTTACGGTTACTAGATCAATAGGCACACTATTCTTTTCTAGCTTCCTCATTGCTTTGTAAATTTCCCTGTGTCTACCAATTTGAAAATCTCGGTCTTCAAGGAAAACAATTTGATCAAGAACATTACTATCTAGGAATACCGCACCTAAAACGGATTGTTCAGCGTTTAGATCATTAGCTCCAGTCGAATTCATTAGGATCATTCCCTTCCATAATCCATTGTTGGAACTCTATTTCTTTATCTCTGGTAGCATCGTTAGGGTGTGCCACCTTTTCTATATTTCCGTTTACTTGATTTACTTTAGGTTTTTGAGCTGCATTCATTTTTATAGCAAGTTCCCCAAATTTATCTCTTAGCTTTTTAGCAGATAGAACATTGGTCTTCCAAAATGAATCAGTAGTAACCCAATCCATCACTTTTTTTGCAAGGTGTTTGTCTACTCCATCAAGTTCTACTAACTTTCTAAATTCATCCGCCCATTTCTGTAAATTTGCTTTTTTAGTTAAATGTCCAACACCAGCTTCTTGAGCAACCTTAGAAACTCGATCATGAAAGTAAACAGCCATTTTAAAATAAGTGTTTTCCTCGTCATACGTTTTTTGTTTGCGAGGTATTTTTTTAATATTTTCTTTCTTTCTTTCTTGGGGGTGTAATTGCACCCCACTTTTGCCGTGTAATTGCACCCCAGTACTGCCGTGTAATTGCACCCCACCTTGTTCTGCCGTGCTAATGCACCCCACTGAATCTATCCATTCTTCATGATTCTTATTAAATTTCAATACATTTGCCCCTCTCTTACCTCTCCCAACGACAATGATGAATTTTCTTTCAATCAAATTTTTAAGCTCTTTACCTACGTTTTTTCTATCCTTACCTCCAAGAGATTCAGATATAAAGGAACTTGATAGTTCATGTTGTTTTCGTTTGAAACCGTAAGTGTAACGCCATATAACCATGATTATTTTTAATTGTGTGCCGTTGAGATTGGTCTTTACTATTTGTTCTAAAATCTCATTGGCAATCCGAGTATATCCATTTTCAGTTTGTGGGCTTGCCATTAAGAATCATCCGTTCTTATAAATCTTTATATAATGCAGATCCCTTTATTTTTCTTCAATTTCTTTAGGATCTATATTGCTTTCAATAGCAAACATCGTAATGTTTATATTTGCTTTTTCTTTTAACTTTTCTTTCAATTCCTTGTTTTCGGTTTCTAATTTTTCAATTCGTGCATTTTTTTCTGTGATTAAACCAATAGCTTCTTTTATAAAATTAGCCATTTCTTTGGTAGTCATGAGATAACCTCCAATTTATAATTCAAATCACATATCAATCCATATTTCGATAACTCACGTTTTACTGTCATTTCTGCAAGTGCTGGCATGTTGTTTTTGCTTGATAGATGTGTTAGATATATTTTTTTTGTATGATGGTCTACAAGTCCACTTAGCGCTTTAGATGTCTGTTCATTACTTAAATGTCCTATATGGCTTAAAATCCTTGCTTTAACGCTGTTAGGATAATCACTAACTTCTACCATGTTCGGCTCATGATTTGATTCAATAATGTAATATGTTGAGTGTTCCATAACTTTCATCATTGCTTCGTCAACTTTTCCTGTGTCCAAGCAAATTGATACCTTTTCATTGCTTTCGTAGTCAGTAATTGCATAGCCTACTGGATCAAAAGCATCATGATGTGTTTTGAAGGATTCAATAAAAAAATCTTCAACATTAAAATCATTACCAGAAGAGAAAGACCAACGAAGTTCTTCATCTACTCCTTTGATTGACTTCCATTCATTTTCAGCAGCAAAAACAGGTATTTTATATTTGTTAGCTATCGGTAATCCTTTTACGTGATCCGAATGAGCGTGTGTAATCAAAATAGCTTTGATTTCATTTGGCTTAATTCCAACTTCTAAAAGCCTTTTCTCAATTTTTGTTTTGGCAATACCACAATCAATTAAGATTGCAGCATCACCAGATTTAATTGCTATTGCATTTCCAGAAGAACCGCCTGCTAAAATATCAATTTTCAAATCTATCACTCCAATTCATCAGAATCCGCTGCTTGAGCTTCTTGCATTTCAAGCTGCATTTCAAGAATATTTTTCAATCCCACTAAATCTGATATGCTAGGATTTTCACCGACTTTAGGAGCATGCTTGGAGATATAATCAGACATTTCTTCTTTTGTTTTCACTCCTATTCTTTTAAATAAATTATTGATATCCGATCTTATTTTTTTTATTTCATCATCAGTTTGATTCGTCGCTTCTTCGTTTATAGGTTTAGAATCTAAAACATCTTGATTCGGAGTGATGTCTTTTCTCTCTTTAGGCTGATATTCAGGAATATCATTTTCTTGATTGTTTAGTTGAATTTCTTCATCACCGAAATCTAAACCATACTGCTTTTTTAATGCCCGTTGCTGCACATGTTTTCCGAACATATCAGAAGTCCATTTTTTCCAGTTATCTTTATTTTGTCCAGTAAACATATGTTCAACTTCTTCTATATCCAAAATTACCGTAACTGGTCTATATCCAGCTCTATAAGCTATCGAATAAGCTCCGATGATTTTGCCCCTAGGAAAACCTATTTCATGTAGAACTACCTCTAATTCCTTTGTTTCCTTGTTCATTGCAACTTTAAATTCATCATTTTCATGAACCATTTGTGTATCTGGTGGCTGGAACCCCTCTTGCTCTCTTGCTTTTGATAGATAAGCTTCTGCCGCAAATTGAATACGAGCTGTATTTCCATATTTAATAAAGAAAATTTCATTTTTAAATGGATCTAAACCATATGCAGCAGCCTTATGAGCGAACAAAAGGAATTCTTGGTCATTAGCTGTAGGTGCGATTGAGTTACGAATCACTTGCAAAACTTCAGGCTTGAATGCTTCGTTTATTTCTGGTGTATATTGAGTAATTTGATTTTTTGACATAATCATTTACCTCCGATTTTTGGAATTACTTTTAAAGTGTTAGTAAATCTATGAACTAAATGCATTTCATCATCAAGGTTTTTAGCGACTAGCCAATTTTCATAATTCAATCCAAAGGACTTGATGATTTTCTTTTGCTTAACTGTTGGATTTTTACCTTGCTTCATTCGCCATCAACCTCTATTTTCAATTCTTGACCAGCAACTACTTTACAAATTATCAACTGTCCATTCGGTTCCTTGAATTTCGTGATTGATTCAGCATTATCAACGAATGTAGGTGTTACAATATCGCTTTGAGTGCTTAGAACGTCCCTAAGTTCTAAACCAGCTCTAATACTTTCCGAAAGCGATAGTTTGCTATATGGTTTGTCATCCATCATGATTTCGAAGTCTGGCTTTTGTTCTCCATCGCCTTTGTTTTGTTTGAATAACCGAACGGACAATGTAGTAAATAGTGATTGAACTTTTTCCGCCTGTAGATCCGCTTCTTTTGCCTTGTATTCTTTGATTGTGTCCAGAATAAGGATTGATTCATTAAGTGATTCAAGAGTTGCTTTTTCTTCTTGTTCCGCTTCATTTACTTGTTTTTGTAATCTCTCAAACTGTGAATATTTCTGAACTGCTTCTCTTAATGGCTGACCAGAAGCATTAAGTTTTTTGATCTTTTCCATAAGCTCGTTATTATCGATATATTCCATTTCATTTAGTTTTTCTCGAAGTTCCAAACGTTTTTTTAATAATGCGTTGTGATTTGCTTTATATTGTTCCATTCGCTTCTCTTTATCTTCTTTAACAGCTTCAATAGATTCTTCATCTAAAGGACGTTTGCAAGTCTTGCAGCATTCATCAATAACTTCATTTTTAAGAGGAATCCAATTGTGTTTTGAAATATCAATTTGATCTTGCAAAGATTGAATTTCAGCAGAAACTATATTGTATTCTCTGTTAACATCTGCTGAATGATCATATTGTTTTTCAAGTTCTCTCACTTGCTTATCGATTTGTGAAAGCTCTGCTTTTAAAGAGTCTAAAGGAGCTACTTCTTTAGGAAGTTGATCAAGTTGTTCTTTTAATGTTTTTGTCCGACTTTGTGCAGCAATATATTTTTTATCAAGATTTGTTTTATTAGAACTATGAATCTTTTTAATATCTTCTAAAGAATGCTTTTTCAATAGATTTCCTAATAGTTCGGATTGAGTAGGTAATAATTCTTTTAGAACTTCTTTGTTAGCTGGAGAAGGAACATATTGCAAAATCATTTCACGCTGTTTTTCCCAATGTAATTTTGGAAAATAACTAGGGTTGAATAATGACAGAAACAAATTCCTATCAAATAATTTTTCAACCATTTCATTAAAATCTTTTGCTTTGGAAGGAACCTCATTAATGAAATATTGCGCCGCCTTCCCTTTCTTTAATCCACGTCCTAAAAGAATAGCTTTATTATTAACTGAAAGAAGTAACTGAACCAATGTTTGCTCTGCTTCATAGGTAATAGGTGTCGGATCTAACTTGCTTCCAAGCGTGTCTGTGCCGTATAATAACCAACAAATGGATTCAGGGATTGTTGATTTTCCCTTTCCGTTATCAGCGAAGATCTTAGTCAGGTCGCCAAACTTAACTTTAAGATCTTCGTGGACTTTGAAATTCTCTAACTTTAATTCTGTGAATTTAATAATCATTTTTCCGATTTCCTCCTACCATTCTTTTTTACAAGATTCCAAAATGCTTTAATGATTCAAAAATCACATAACCAATTCCACCTATAACAGCTAAAGACAATAAGGCGTTAAATATGAAAATCACCCAAAACATTTTTGTTGTTTGTTTGAATTCAGTATCAAAATTGTTCACTCTTGCTCACCTCCTTCAAGTGGATTTTCAATCATATATCCAACCGTGACGATTTCTCGCAAATCCGTTGAATGTTCAACACCTTCAAGCTTTAAATGTTCATCACCATCAGCAATATAATTCAAAAGAACTTTATCAACTTTCAACGATTTCACCCCTTTCAAACTCGCTCTTAGTGATAGAGATAATAAAATCAAAATATTTATCATAGTTTCTTTGTCGTAAAAGAGCTAAATAAGTTAGTCCTTCTGAAAGAGTAGCCCACCACGAAAGCCTATATTTTTTGAAGAAACTCCTATGATCTAGTAGGACTGTATCTCTGATCAGATCATTGAAATTAAACTTATAAACGTGAGTGACTAACTTTTGATAGGAAGCTAGGCTTTCAAGCATTAATTCATCTGGTTCTGTTTGTAAAACCAGCCACTCTAAACCATTGACTCCTTCCTTGATCTTGTCTTCATACATTTCATTTTCAAGCCTGCAACAAGCTCCAATTACTTTCCATGTGGCTAAAAAACCCATTGTTTGCACTCCTTTCTAAATTTTGAGTTTGCCTTTAGATGCTGCATACAGAAACATTAACCGATGTTCTAGTGACATTGAAAACCATTGTCTAGGTGTTGTTTTCATTTGGATTCTCCCTCCAATTCAACATCGTATTTGATAGCCATTTCTTTAACGATAGCTAAATATATCTCTAGCAATCTCTTATCTTCTCCAATAACATCTAATTTGGAAACTTTATCAATTTTAAAGGTTGCCATACCTTCAAAAGCCATTTTCTTTTTCTTGTTGGTGACACGGATGGAAAGATTTGCACCTGCTCTATTCTCTAGCAATTCATAACTTTCATTTCGTATATTGCGGTATTGCTCATATCCTCCAGTTTTCTTAGCGATTCTATTGACGATTTTAGTTGTTTGCTTTCTCCAGTCATTAGGATTTAGAGCAACAATATCAGAAATATTTTCTTGCCTTTTTTCAGTTTCAACTAATCTTTTTTCGACGTGAGTTAATCTTTTTTCTTGTTCCACAAGCTGATTGATAGATATTTGGAGTATTTCTAGTTGCGATTTTGGTTGTTCGGATTGATAAGATCCATTTTTTCTTATAGATGGAATCACTTCTATTGCTAACCAATCTTGAAATTGCTCTGCTATTTCGTTTGATGCTTTGAAAGCTAATTTATAAACAAGTGGTTCTGGGATAAAATCACCTTTCCCAACATCTTGGGAAACATATCTATTTAAATATCTATTAACTGTTTCCCACCTGATATATTCTTTATTGTTTTTTATTTGAGTGAATCCCAAGCTTGTTGCAACTTGTTCAATATCGAATAAAATTTGATCCTTTTCTATTTTTGCAGCAACTTCAAATATTTCATTTTTGAATGTATGTAATTGATTCATTTTGTTTCTCCTTTCTCTTTAACTAAATTCGAACAAATATCAATGTTTTTTCTAATCCACTCAATAACCAAATCTCTTGGAAATAGAATCCTTTCTCCCACTTTCATTTTGGGGAAATCAGAACGATTAATAATATGTGCATCTAATGTTTGAGGACTCACATTAAAGATGTGCTTTGCCATTTGTGACTTGCTCAACATGAAAGGTAAATCATATTCTTTCTTACGTTCCTCAACTATTGCTTCTACTACATCAGAAAGAATTTCATGTATCTCTTTTCTTAATGAATCTGGAATTGTTTTTAATGAGAATTCAAACATCGTTTTCGCTCCAATCCTCTATTCATAATTTACGACTTGTATTTCCGTCATTTTAATTAAATTTAAATCTAAACTTAGTGTAACAGCTATCTTTGTAAGAGTTTCAATACTTGGTGAATATCTTCCGTTTTCTAAATCTGAGATGTAATTCCTAGATAAAGATGTTTCTTCTGCTAAATGATGCTGAGTTTTACCTAACTCTTTCCTTTTATCCTGGATAATTTTACCTAACGTTTTCTTGTCTATCATTTTGTGTCACCTCCTGTTTATAATGTATTGTATTTCCGTCATTTTGTAAAAGTCTAAAATAGAGCAAAATCAAGCAAATAAGCGTAAAATCAAGAAAAATACTGGTTATACCGTCATTTTACTTTAAATTACTTGTATTTCCGTCATAATATGATTTGTATTTCCGACTTTTTGATAGTATCATGGTTCTATAAATTACTGGTTTATCCGACTTTTAAGGAGCGAAAAATTATGACTGTAGGTAAAAACATTAAATTTTTTAGAAAAAAAGCTGGAATGACTCAAGTTAAACTTGCAGAAAAAGCAAACATTTCACGTTCGTATTTAGCTGATATTGAAAACAATAGATATAACGTGAGTCTAGAAGTACTAGGTAAGATTGCTAAAGCATTGAATGTAAGTACTTCAGTTCTCTTGGGTGAAGATGAAGAACTAACTAATGCAGAGGTTTTGCACATGGAAAAAAAACGCAAGATCCTTGAAATGGTTAATAAATTAACTGATGATGAAGGTTATTTTCATGGAGAATATAGAAAAGAAATTTTTAATAAGATTATAAATTCTCCTCTAGATATGTTTAGTGTTTCTGATATTAAACTTTCTGACAGATATATTGAAATGATGAAGGACTTCTTTGATTCTCCTAATGATTATTCAAGTCTAGAAGCAAAAGAATTCATTGAAGAATTCAATACTATTTTTAATTACAGAACTATAAAGAAAGCTCTAGATTCAACTTATACAGATGTCTTTGATATTGAAGATAAATTCGATAGATTTGTAAAAAAACACAATGTTAAACACATTTCCAATTCTAAAATTGAAGTTCCAATATTAGGTTCTATATCTGCTGGACAACCAATTGAACAAATAGAATATATTGAGGGATACGAATTAGTCGAAGCAGAAGATCTTAGGGGTCGAAACGCATTCTGTCTACAGGTAAAGGGGGATAGTATGATAGGTGATGGAATTTTTGACGGTGACACTGTAATTGCTGTGGAACAACAAGTGGTAACCTCTTCTGATATTGCAGTTGTGGCTATTAACGGTGAGGAAGCTACTTTAAAACGTGTCAAATGCGAGGATGGTATGTGCATTCTTATGCCATCAAATCCATCTATGCAACCTCAGTTAGTTCCAGCAAATAAAATTCATATATTAGGAAAAGTTATTCAATCAAGAAGACATTTTGAATAAGGAGAGTGTTAATAATGGCTACATTTCGAAAGCGTGGAGATAAGTGGGAATATAGAATCTCGTACAAAGATCCCTTTTCTCAAAAATATAAAGTTAAATCAAAGAGTGGATTCAAAACAAAAAAAGAAGCACAAACTGCTGCTTCTGAAGTAGAACTAGAATTAGTAAATGGTTTTGAAAAACATAATTCATTAATAACTTTAGAAAACTATTTAAATGATTGGTTACACAAATATAAAAAAGATAATATCAAAAAAAATACGTTTATCTTACATCAACAAAATATAAAAAATCATATTCTCCCCTATTTCAAAAAGATTGTTATTAAAGAAATAAAACCAATTATGTATCAAAAATTTATTAATCATTTAACTGAAAAAGGTTATAGTAAAAGAACTGTCGAAATTGTTCATGGTACAATGTATAATGCATTAGAAAAAGCAGTAACTATAGGTAAGTTAGAGAAAAATCCGTGTGTAGGTGCTACTGTTTCAAATAAAAATAACAATAAGAAAAATGAACTAGAGTATTTGCCATCTGAAGACATTACCCTCTTCCTTCAAACTGCATACAAATACAATTATATTTACTACATCTTCTTTCGCGCTTTAATCGAAACTGGAATGAGAAAGGGTGAAGCTGCAGCATTACAATGGACAGATATTAATTTAAAAGAAAACTATATTGATATTAACAAAACTTTAGATTTTTCTGCTAAAACAAAAGAAGATTTATTCGGAGAGCCTAAAACGTTCGATTCAAAAAGAAGAATTTCAATCACACAACCTTTATCATCTGCATTACACAAACATAAAAAATGGCAATTTGAAAATAAAGAAGTTTTGAAGGATGAATATAAGCACGATCTTAACTTAGTGTTTTGTCGGATGGATGGAGATATCTTACCTAAATCTACTCTTTTTAATGCTTTTAGTAGAATACTAAAACAAGCTGGGTTAAATAAACTTCCTATTCATTCTTTAAGACATACGCATGCTGTACTTCAATTAGAAGCTGGAGCAGATATGAAGTATATACAAGAACGTTTAGGTCATAAAAGTATGATGGTTACAGCAGATATATATTCTCATATCAGTAAAAATCTTGACCAAAAACGCATTAATCAATATGAGGAATACATGAACAACATTATTGAATTAGATATATAA